GGGGTTTGCACATTAAAGGTGGGTGGCAACTTTATAATGGGTGTATCCACTAGCTAGGTTTGGTTGGCCAATTAGGTTTTTCTGGATCAGATGTATTAGCTGGTAAATCTCTTAAAGCTTGTCTATATGTAGCCCATTCTTCTTTTTTAGTGCTACTTAATGGTGAGTCTGATACCTGTGTCCAGTCAGATTGAAAAAGTTTAAGAGTTCTTTCAATTCTAAAATTAGCTAGTTTTTCTTCATCTGTTAAAGGTGTACTTGTTTCTTCTTTATCTAGTTCTGCTTTTTTAGCATCAAACTCGTCTATACAAGATTGATAATCACCTAATGAAGTAATAGTTTCTACAGACAAGTCATTTTTTTCAACTATACCTGTTGATGTTGTAGTGTCCCATTGCACTGCCCAAACGTCAGATGGAACTGAAGATAAAGTTAAACCATCAATACCAACACCATCTTTGACGACCATTTTATCTTCACGAGTTATCGAGATTTTCATTTTCTGTTATCTTAATTAATTTTTGTTTTGGTTGATCTAGTGTAATTATTGGACTCATTCTTTCTATTGTTTCGTTTCTAAATGACTCAACAGCTGCTCCCATTTGATTAACCATTTTAGAGTTATCTACTTGTAAAAAAGGTATCCAAGCTACTGCACATCCATATTCATTAACAGGTTCTCCACTTTGTGGATTTGTCCCAGATATTTGTGTGTACCACGCACACTCTAATTCTCTACAATCTTCTCCAATCAATGGGCAAAGATTTCCTTGTTTTGGTTTAGCCATTTGTGTTTTCTGGTTTAGCGTGTAGCCACCCTGTCATTATATATTTAGTTTGTTTTGGTGGGTAGCCTTGGTGTAAATAGGTCCAAGTTGCAGGGAAAATTATAACCCTTCCTGTTCTTGGTGAGACTTGATCTCCGTTATAAAATTGTGTCCAACCTTCTTCGACAGTATTTAAATATAAAATAAATGTAAGTGTACGAACAAGATTATTATGGTAATTAAAATCATGATGCCAAATGTATCCTTTTCCGGGATCTGTTTTTTGTATTTGGTATCCAGAGTCAATTATTTCTTTAGTTATAGGTTGAAATATATACGGCTCATTAGTAGTAAAAAGTCGATAGTTACTTTGTTGATTTAGGTGCTGAAAGTAAGAATTACTTGCTTGATTAATTACTTTAAAAAACAATTCATCTTCATTTTTCCAAGTATCTAAATCAAAAGAAAGAGCTATATCTTTACTATTTTTAGTTTGTAAATCAACACCTTTAGCAGTCACACCTTGTCTTGCTTGGTCTATATTTTTTTCGTATTTATTTATTATTTCGTCACATGTTTTTTTTGGTACTTCGTGATCCCATACATAAATATAGGGATCAGTTATACGGGTGGTGTCAACTATCATTAATCTTTTGCTGCTATAATTACGTCTAAATATTCAACTTGCATATCTAAATTACTTACAGAAATACTGTGGTTGTGAGCACTACCAGAGAAAGTTGCGTTGTGGTTGTGAGCACTACCTGAAAAACTAGCATTGTGGTTATGTGACCCACCAGTAAATCCGTGTGAGTGACTACCGCCACCACCAGTATTACTTGTGTTACTATTACTATTAGTAGCTACTTGAGTTCCAGATTCCCAAGTCAATACAACTTGACCACTATTAGGGTTAGCTCTACCATAACTATGGCTGTGAGAAGGCATTTGGCTAGTAGACAGTGTGTGACTGTTTACATTACCACCAGTACTTGCGTTAGCTACTGAAACATTACCTCCAGCTGTTGAGTTTGCAACTGACACGTTACCGCCTTGAGTTGGCAGAGTTAGCTGTGATTCCTCTGTTTGCGAAAACAGTTGTAAATGCAGCGTTACCACCAGAACCAGCAGTTCCAGATACAACTCTAAGAGCATGGTTGTTTACACCACTTGTTACCTTTGTCCAACCTGTAGGAGCTGATGTCTGTTGAAAGAGCATCTTTGTTCCAGATGGAAAGGCTTGAGCGTTAGCAATACCAGTTGTTACATATGCAGTTGTTGCTACTTTTGTACTGTTGTCAGATGCAGACTGTGTTGTTGCAGTTACTCCGTCAGTTAATACTCCAGAGCTAGATGTTAGACCACCAAATAATGTGTCTCTAGTTGCTACGTCTACACCGTCAACTGTACCTGATACTGCAACGTTTCCTGTTACTGAAATACCACTATTATTAACTAACAATCTTTGAGTATCTACAGTAGAAACTGCTAAAGAATTATCTGCTGGTCTGTATATTGCTGCTGCTGTTGAAGGTGTAGATATTGAACCACTAAAGTCAATATAGGCAGTTGACATATTTAGGTTATTACCGCTTATTGTCGTATTGCTTGATACTGTAAGTTGTCCTGTTACGTCAACACCATCATTATCAACGACAAGCCTAGCTGTACCAGATCTTGTTGCAGTAATGTCTCCGTTGTTTGCTACTGCTACGTTTGATGTTCCGTTTGCAATAGTTGTACTGTCAATCGCAGTTGTTGAAGCTGCTGTGACTTGTCCTTTATTATTGACAGTAACTATAGGGATAGCAGAGCTAGAACCATAAGCACCAGCAGTTACGCCAGTTGTTGCTAAATCAGCAGCAACAATAGTTCCGTCAACTATGTTTGCACTAGCTACGGTTACGTCTGATGGTAAAGCTCCAGCAGCAATTTTAGATGTTGCAATAGAATCGTTGGCTAGTCTACCAGCAATGGAAGCTGAAGATACGTTAGCCATATCTTCTGCTGCTACTGGATGTCCTCCAGCAGTTGAGCCGTCATGTACGACAAGAGTTTCTTTGTCTGTATCTACAGTAACTTCGCCTTCGGCTCCGGTAAAGCTACCATGTTGCGAGGTTGTACCTCGTCTTAGTTTTAATAATTTTGCCATTTATAGAGTTCCGAAGTCAATTTGTAAGTTATCGCCGCTGACAGTTCCGACTTCTGTAAGGTTATTATTGTTGCAATCTAATGCAGCAGCAAGTTCTGGTGATGTGTCATCCGCCACATTCTGTATTCCAGAGTTAGATGTAATACCTAACCATGCGTTTCCGTTGTAGTTCTTAAGTGTGTTGTTAGCTGTATCAAACCATAAGTCACCAGCACTAGGAGAACTAGGTGCATTAGCAGATATTTGATACTCGTTAGCATACCTGTTTACATCTGCAATAGAACCAGAGACTGTATTGATGTTTGTAGAGTTGGAAACAGCAGCATTAATATTTGAAGCGTTGCTAACAGCAGCATTAATATTAGAACTGTTAGCTTGTACGGCGTTAATGTTGGTTGCATTGTTTGCTACCGCAGTAATGTTCGTGTTATTTGTTGCAACTGTTGTAACGTTGCTAGATATACCAGCGACAGTCACAACGTTAGCTGCAATATCAGCCACAGCCTTAATTGGATCGTCTACAACAGTTATTGTATTACCCATACCATTTCCGTGTATGGTACAGTAATATCTAAAAGTTGTTGGCTGTGACTCTGGTACTACAAGTTGTACTTTTGCTCCAGCTGTACCTTGAGTACCTGTAACAGTAACTCCAGTGGTGTATGCGTTACCTCCGCTTGAAAAACGTAATGGATGAAGATAATTTGAAGAATCACTTACATCAAATGTATACGTCCAGCCTTTATGCAATGTAAGAGCTTTAGCAGGGTTTGCAGTATCACCATCAATTACAAACTTGTTACCGCCAGAGTTTACAACTGTAACAGTAAATGTAATTTCATCTTCTAGTGCATCTGCAACTATATCTAATGAACCATTAGAACTACCTGTAGATGCAGCGTCAGTTATTAAACCTAAATCTTCACTGTATGTTATAGCACCTGATACGATAGCTACGTCATCAAGAACTGACTGAGATGGTGTAATAATAGAAAACGAACTACCAGTATAAACTTGTAAGTTGTCGTTAGAAGTATCAAACCATAAATCACCTTCTTGTAAAGATGTACCATCATTTCTTTGACTAGGTTCACTTGAAGATATAATGTATATATCAGCAAAGTTATTTATATCTGCTACGTTTGCACCAGCTTGAACAATGTTAGTAATGTTTTGAGCAACAGTATTAACCTGAGTTGCTATAGGTACTAATCTATGGAAACTATATGTATGTGTTGTAGATGTTGACTCTACTAAGAATCCAAAGTTTTGAGGTATTGTTGGTGCACCAGTAATAGTAACAGTGTTTCCTGTACCAGCTCCGTTAGGTATAGTTATAGTTCCACTGCTTGGAGTCAGAGTTGCAGTTGTAGCTGCAATACTTAAAATTGCTGACTGTCCTGTCGCTCCCTGTGGGTTAGTTGCTGGAAAACTAGTCTGGTTTGCAATAGCTGTAAAACCACCAACCTCATCAATAAGGTCAATAATCCTAGCGTTAATTGCAGCA